TCTCTTCCATCTCTTCATACCTCCTCATCTTCGTTGACATAGCTTCCAGCGTTTTGCGCCTCCTCCATCCTCCGAAAAAATTCCAGGTATGCCTCTCTGGGCGAACCCGCTTTAACGAAATACAACTGATCTGTCATTCCGTCCCGGATGATATACAGCCTGTTCTCCGCGTAGTAGTAGCTGTACCATTGTTCGCCCTTCCCCATGTCGGGAAAGTTGTGCCATCTGCCGCCTCTGCCCATAAAGACGTATTCGTAAAACCAATTCAATGTCTCATTGAATCCCATCTCTCATCCTCCTAGTTCTTCTCAAGATTTATCGCTTCCCGACTCAGTTCCTGTACCAGAGCGAATACAATGTCCGATACCACCGGATATTGTCTGCCCTGTTTGACGATTCGATCAGCTTCCAGAATCAGCACGTCCCACTCGTCACGCTGCATATTCGCTGTCCGGATGCGATGCCGCCATTTGTTATAAAATTCGTTGACCGTCACCCGGATGAATGCTTTGAACTGTTCTTCCGGTATCGGCTCGTTTAAAGTTCTCTCACCTGTACCCATATTCCTGTCGCACCCGTGTCGTAATATTTTTCCGTTACCTCTGAGGCGACCTGAGCATCATCGTGCCAGAAGTGCGCCCGGGTCATGCAGTCCTTAAGCATCTTGATCAGGTTGTCCGTGTCTGGTTTAGTCGTCTTGTACTCGGTCGTCTTTCCCGGCCAGATCCATTTAGTCACCAGCTGAAGCGGACCGTTCATCGGCTGCTCCGGAGCGTGCAGCGCCACCAGATCGAGAAGCTGCTGTCTCGCGGCCTTCAACTCGGCCGGCTCGTAGAACACCGGCTTGCCACGAACAACTGTCACTTTATGTTCCTGTTGCGTAACTGTCGGCGGATTTTTCATCGGCATAAAAAACTCGATTTTCATTTTTGGCATATACCTTTCCATGTCCCAGATTCTTTGTCATACACGATTACGCCATGCTTTCTGGCTATATCAAAAATTTTCTGCATCACTTCTGGCTGGTTACAAATCCATCGTGCAGCCTCACTGGTTTTGATGTCATATTCTTTGTCTCGCAATGAATGATGCAAGGGAGGCATATGTTTTGCACAATTTAAAAATTCACAATCCAATTTTTTCAATTTTTTCTTTTTCCTTTCTCTCGCGCGTATGACGCTGACTGTGTGTCAGGCCCCGATACCGGGCATGGGGGCGTAAGCATCGCCCCATGTCCCGGCTAGGGTGGCACACACGTCAGTGGGTGGCCGGTATCCGGACACATATATACCGTTAGGTATATTTGTCCGGACTTTTGTCCGGATACCCGGACAAAACAGAAAATTCGTTGTCCGGACTTTTGTCCGGACTGTGATGCTTGTAGTCCGGACAAAACAGAAAGTTCGTTGTCCGGACTTTTGTCCGGATACCCGGACAAAACACTCCGGACAAAAATTTACTCGTTGTCCGGATTGATTCTGATGACTTTAGCAGGCTCTTTTGGTGTGCCATCGACGTATTTATAGCCCTCTTTTTGGAGTGTTTTTGCACGTCCTGGATACCGTTTTGAGCCTTTAAAATCATGTCTGATTCGGTCTTTACTCTTTCCCGTAACCTCTGCCAGCTCATCTATCGTGATGGAATCCGTGCCTTCTGGCATCAATTCTTCAAGCGCATCAAGGTACATATCGAGCGTTTCTTTGCCTTTTTTCTGCTGCTGTTTCGCGAATACCTGCTTGCGTTTTATCCATGGATCACCATCATCAGGCTGGATATCCTTCAAAACCTCATAGGAATCTGGTCTGTGGATCGGATAATCGAACCACAAATCAAGCGGCGGGAAGGACGCAAATTCACGAAGTGTGCCCTCGATCCGCCATGCAGTACAGTGCTCTTCACGGGCAATTTCAGTGGAAACATACTCCGCCATTTTGCTCGATTGATCGAAGTCAAGCTTGCTTCCGGCGTACTCCTGCATCGCTGTGGGAGACAGCCGGTCGTCCTGCCCGACGTCGTTCTGCCAGTCTTTGACGAACTCATTGAGGGCTTTTTCTGTGCCTCTGATGATAGCTTTTCCCCGCAGCATCTCACGGATATTGTCAGTTACTTCCAGCTCTGTAAGGTCCAGCAGTGCGTCAGGATCGCGGGCAAATACACCCGATCCGGATGCCCTGTCCATCGACTTCTTGCCGCCTTGTGCGCCTTTGCTGTGGTGATGGCAATAAACAACCGCAGCGTGCAGCTCCGTACAAATCTTGTCGAACTGGTTGCAGAAATTCGCCATCTGGTCAGCACTGTTCTCATCTCCAGTGATGATCTTATAGATCGGGTCGATAATGATAACGTCGTAATTTTTCTTTTCAGAGCGTCTGATCAGCTTCGGAGCGAGTTTGTCCATAGGTACAGATTTGCCTCGCAGGTTCCAGATATCAATGTTTCTGAGGTTCTTTGCGGGGATCCCGAGCGCTCTGTAGACGTCCTGGAAGCGGTGCAAGCAGCTTGCGCGGTCCAGCTCCAAATTAACGTATAGGACCTTGCCCTGAGCGCATTTGAAACCTAGCCAGCGCGTTCCTTCTGCCACTGCTATGGTCAGTTCGATCAGGGCAAATGACTTACCTGCTTTGGACGGTCCGGCAAGCAGCATCTTGTGCCCCTTGCGCAGGACGCCATCGATCAGGCAGTCCGCCAGCGGAGGAATGTTGTCCCACACGTCTGACAGCTCTTCCGGATTCGGAAGATCGTCATTTACTGCATCAATCCATTCCGCCCATTCATCCCAGGATTTTTTTCCCAGGTTGGTCCCCATCAGAAACTGTTTATGTCCCTTTCGCATGATGCCTGGCATACGAGACAGTCGTGACGGGTTTTTGTTCTGCGTGTCGACTTGAAGGCCGTTTTTTGCGCAGACTTTGTATAGATACTCGACGCGCTTTCGGTATTCCGAATAATCATCGGCCTGAATCTTTACGATCGCATGGACCGATTTACCTCCGGAATACACAAGCGCCGCAACCGGAAGCTCAAGTTCCCGGATTATCGCGTTCTGGCGGGCTGGTGGAATCTTATCGGATTCGACCAGCGCATACCTGAAGTCTGTGACATTTTCATTCTTGATGCCTTCCCCATCTAGCGGATTGAACCGGATCCATGCTCCCGCTTCCGGGTTATAGTCGCCCAGCGCAGCGCCGATGTCGTTGTACTTCTTTAGTTCCGCGATCAGCTGTCCCGCTGTCCGGTCCCACAGACCACGCTGAGGCGACAAGCGTCCGTCTTCGCCGTGATATACGGTCGTGACATAGCCTACGTTCTCGGACGAATTGAACAGCGTCTCAAGATATGTGATCAGCTCCTGAATAGGATTCCAGTTCTTCGGCTCGACAATCTCCTTATCTTCCAGCCATCCGGAATCGATGATCTTGTCGCCGTCATCACTGATGGTACTGTCCCAATTCAGAGCGTAATCGCGGCCTTTTGACGGACTGAATCCGCCGCGCTTTGCCAGCTCAACGATGGTGCCACCGGTAACAGGCGCCTCGCCGTTCTCGTTGCGGAATGTGCCCCATTTCCGGAAGCATTCGCCCGGCTTATACCGGCTGTCAGCCTTTGACCAGGAATCCCAGTCAGACGCCATGTAGCCTTCCTGCTTCAGTGCCATTCCGACTGAGCACCATTCCTGATAGCTTAGCTGTGCCGGATCGATATACTCTAGTAGATCTTTCAGGTCATACATTTGCTTTCCCTTCGAACGTTTCCGGGTTGATATCAAACGGGACGCGCCATCCATTTGCCGCGATCCGGTCTATCAGTTTCCTCGCCGTGTCAAATTCCCATGTGCCAACGTGCTTGAACCCGCGGCCTTCAAGGAACCTGATCTGCTTCGGGGTTGTGAGTCCCGCCAGCTGGCGCTTTTCGATGCGGTCTAACAGGAGTGCTGCCTTGCCTGCATTCTCGATCTCATCCGGACAGATGCCGCGCTTTTCCAGCTGCTGAATCTGCTTATCTGATGGAGGAGCCATCTGCCAGCCGAATGCCGGAGTATACCCTGCAAGATCTTCCGCCTGGATTGACATCTCATATTGCAGCGGATCAACAAGTTTCTTTTTCCGTCTGCGCATTTCAGCTAGCTTCTTTGCAAGGGCATTCTCTCTCTGCTGGATGACATCCTCGGTTGCCATCTTTTCAGCCTCTTCCAGATCGACAGCGACGCCCGCTTTATCTTCCAGATTTTTCGTCAGCTGCTGCGCTACATCGTTGTCTTCGCATATCAGGCTCGCAGGGTGGCACAGTTCGTGCTTGTCAGTCAGCCATAGAAAATCGATCAGCAGGAGGTCCTTTTTCCCCGGCGAAAGGCGGGTCCCACGGCCCACCATCTGACAAAAAAGACCTCGTTCTTTTGTCGGGCGGAGGACGATAACGCAGTCCACTGATGGACAATCCCAGCCTTCGGTAAGCAGCATTGAATTGCACAGTACGTCATATTCTCCCGCATCAAATGCTTTCAGAATTTCCGATCTGTCCTCTGATCCGCCGTTTACTTCCGCAGCGCGGAAGCCATGAGCGGTCAAAACTTCCACAAACTTCTGAGAGGTCTTGATCAGCGGAAGGAAAACGACCGTCTTCCTATCCTTGCAGTAGGTTTCCATTTCCGTTGCGATCTGTTCAAGATACGGATCAAGCGCCGTTCCGATTTCGCCTGCTGCGAAGTCTCCGGACTGTATGCCGACCTGGCTGATATCCAGCTTCAGCGGGATTGTGAGTGCTTTGATCGGGCAGAGATAACCTTCCTTGATTGCTCGCGGAAGCGTATATTCATAAGCCAGATTGTCAAAGTACTCTCCAAGATTACGCATATCGCCACGATCAGGAGTTGCCGTGACACCAAGTACATGCGCATCCTTAAAATGCTGCAGTACCGTTTGATAGCCAGGAGAAATTGCATGATGCGCCTCATCAATGATGATTGTTCCAAAAAAATCCGCGGGGAATCGTGAAAGGCGGGTTTCGCGCTGAAGCGACTGCACGGAACCGACTGTGATTCTGAACCAGCTGTCCATGCAGGTTTCTTCCGCTTTTTCAACACTGCACTTTAGTCCGGTTGTTTTGTATATCTTGTCAGCCGCTTGTTCCAGCAGCTCTCCGCGATGCGCAAGGATCAGTACATGATTCCCCTGCTTCACCATGTCCTCTGCGATTTTCGCGAAAATGACCGTCTTTCCCGTCCCTGTAGGCAGAACAACCAGAGTGCGCTTTGTTCCTTCGAGCCATTTGTCCTCGACTGATTTACGCGCCTCTTCCTGATAGGGGCGCAGTGTCACCGCGCCCATGGCTTAAAACTTTCCCGGAACAAAAGACTTCTGCTCTTTCGGGAGGAATTTCTTTACCCGGTTGTTTTCTCCTTTTGATCCGTCGTTCTTTGTATAGTGATTGATCTCAAGTTCAAGCGTCCCCGTTGATCCGGGGACTGTATTCCAGTTCATGACCAGTGGTTCACCTTTCTTTTTCTGGCCGATTGAAGTGAAGAACTGCGACAGCTTCCATTCCATCTTTGCGTGAAGCTTCAGGCTCTCAAAAACCTTTCCTTCTGTACCGTCGATTGGGTTTGTCACCCTCAGCGTCAGATTTGCCTGTGGGCAGGCCGACAGTTTATCAGATCCCTCAAAGCGTCCACGCTCGATTGATTCAACAGTGAAGTTGTATGTTCCTTCCGGCAGGATGGTATACTCATCATCTTTTACAATCGTGCTCCCCCAATCCAGTGCGCCGTCATTGTTCTGTGCTAAATCTCCCATGATTTTTATCTCCTCTCTTAGTCTTTAAAAGGTACTTCGTCTTTGTCTCTCAGGCCTTCTACAAGCTCTCTCACCTTCGGCCAGAACGCTACAAACCAGCCCGTTAAGAAGTTCGGATCCATGTCCTGAAGCAGGGTATCCCGCGGGTAATAGCCTTTGCTATATGCTGCGTCCTGAAGATTCCATTCGCTGATGTGATCCTTTTCCATCAGGTCTTTCAGCGCCTTCGGGATCCTGTTCGGGTCCGACAGGTATGGTGATACGACGGCAGGTGAGATGGGTTCCGGAGGTTTCTCTTCCGGAGCTTTTGGTGACTCAGGAAGGGCAGAAACACCAGGATCAGGCGCTTCTTTTGTTGCAGGTTTTTCAACTGGGATTGTTTCAATCTCCTCCCCGCTTGCGATGTGCTGGTAATCCTTCAGGTCGATCTGCTTGCCTTCGTCAATCTTGTAGGTTGCAGCTTGCGTTTCACTTACATTGACTTGCGTTTCACTTACAATCCCTTCGATAATCGGCTTTAAATACTCGTCGTATCCCATCGGGATTTCTTCCGGAAGTCCAGAGCGGTTCTTTGCATCCCAGCAGGCATGATGCTGCGTGTACATGACGCGCCGGCTTCCCTGCGCCTTGTTCTTACCTTTCGTCGCTCCCTTGTTGTCGACATTGATAACAACTGTCTTAAAATTGCAAAACAGCATTATGTCCGACCACTCTTTCACTAATGGTGCAGACTGTTTGGTAAGCTTCAGTTCCCAGCGGTCGTATGCGCCAAGTTCATCTGGCTGTTCGAATTTCCGCATGACTGCATGTGCGGTGAGAACAACGTTGATTCCGATATCAATCAGGTCAGATACCTTATTCAGGAAGCGTCCGAATTCTTCTTTGACGTAGGTGTAGCCCTTGCCATATCCGAAGTCCTCGATTCCGTTGACCTTCCGGCTTTCGCAGATATACCGGATGCAAAGCTGTTCCGCCCAGTCAGCTGTATCGATGACCAGCGTTTTGCAGCAATCTGGATGCGTTTTGACATAATCGATCTCTTCAAATAGCATTGTCCAGCTGGAAGGCGCGGGAAGCCGCGCCACATCCATCATGTTCGTGCTGCCCTCAGTATCGATAAATACCGGATCGGGAAATTTAGAAGCCAGTGTTGA